CAATTCACACGTATTTTCCAAAGGCTTTTCCTTGTTGTCCGGACTTACCACACAAACCTAAAATTGTTAATAATCGTTTTAGTATTCATAATTACCTCATAATATGTTGACAAATCGCTTGACAAGGTGTATCGTAGCGGTGTTGGGGTTGCAAGTTAATGTAATTTATTGTTTTTCTTTAGCTTTAACATTTCAAATAATTCTTCAGAATCCATTTCTTCAATATCAATTTCTTCATCATCTTCATCCTCATCTTCTTCAGTCAGTAAAGAGGGAGAATTTTCTAATCTTTCTTGTGCATGAACGCACATTTCACCATAATATCTAATCAAATCATCTTTAGGTTCAATGATTGTTAAAATGTCAGATGCATAAAGAATAGCAGAATTATCTTTAATAATTTCAATAGGTAACCAAGGCATCATCATCATTACTGTTTGTCCAGTAGGTATTCTTTTAAAAATGATATTCATAGGATTTTCTAACATGATGGTTTCATTTTCATCATCAGCATGATAATTTGCCATGATATCTTCACCACTATGAAGTCTTACTATTTTGATATTATTATTTGGTGTCGTTTCCATCTTGCATGTATCTTATAATTTGTTTAAATTCCTCAATTGTTCCATTATTTTTTAATCTATTAGCTTTTGAACTAATAACTTGAACATTACCTTTAACATATCCTAAATCATTGATAATTCTATCTAAAGTTGGTGCATGTAATCTATCTCTACTATCTAAGGGTATTCCAAAAACTGGACAATGAGATGGAATTATAACATCATTTAAAGTAATTGTAAAGCTGGTATTTTTTATTCTTGCCCTTTGTTTTGCTGCATAAAACATTTCTTTTTTTATGTTTGTTTGATAAGATTTGCGCCGTTTTTCTGTTGAATAAGATTCTTTCTTTTTTTCTCTGCAATAACGATTATATTCTTCTCTATTTTCTTTTCTATATTTTTTGCCTGATTCTATTCTACATTGCCTACAGTAACCACCTTTTACTAATCTTTCTGAAATGTGACCATACTTACAAGATTTTCCTGTAAAATAAAAAATTGAATTTTCTTTGATAGCTTCTTTTTTAGTTTTAATATCCATAATACCTCCTAAAACTATACTTTACAACTTTATTTATATGTTTTAAGGTATATTTTTCAATTCTATGTTGTAAAATTTGTAATTAAATTTTTCTTCATCATAGATTTTTACACGCTCTATAAAGTGCTTGAGTGTATAATTGGCAAATTTGCCTATACGAAAATCATCTGCAATATCAAATAGTATTGCCTCAGTTTTATTGTCGCCAATTCTTAAACCACGCCCTATCGATTGAAGATTGCGAATTCGTGATTTAGATGGACTGGCAAATATAATATTATGAAGATTACGGATATTAACACCAGTAGAAAAAGTGCCATAAGAAGCAACAATAATAGCGTTGTTCTCTTTTTCAGTAATTGCACGAACAGATTCCCGTATTTCAACATCTGTTCCACCAAAGACAAAAAATACATGCCTGTTGCCTGCTTTCTCTTTAATACGAGCATATAAATCTTTTCCATGTTTTTCTACAAATTGAAAAAGTATTAAAGTATTGCCAGTTAGAGATAAAGTTAAATTGCGAATAAAATCATTTCTCGCACTATTCATAACTATGTATTCTATCTCACTATTGTAGTCCCAATCTTTTGCTTGTTTACAAATTACTTCAGGATATTTTAGTATAAGACATTTTATTTTAAAATCTGCTAGTTGACCTTTTTCAATCAATTCAGCTGTTGTGGTTGCTTTATATACTGGTCCAAACAATCCTTCTAATACAAGACGATGAGTTTGTGTGCCATCTAGTGTGCCTGTAGTTCCTATTCTGTATTTGGCATTTGTGCAACCAGACAATATAGTAGTAAGTGATTTGGCTTTAAATTGATGTGCTTCATCACCCAATACAAAATCGAATTGTTCAAAGTATTCTTTATCATTTTTATAGATAGATTGCCATGTAGTAATTGTAAGAAACTTATTTGTATGTTTCTCTTTACCTGAATATTGTCTATGGCAGTTTTCTTCTGAATCATAACCATATGATGCAAAGTCAGAATACATTTGTTCTACCAATGATGTAGTAGGAACAATCAATAAACCTTTTTTGTAATCTGCTTCTTGTAACCAACGAACAATCAAATAAATGATGAGAGATTTACCTGATGCAGTTGGCGAAAGAATAAGTTGGCGTTTATTACGAATAGATTGAAGAAAACATTTCCATTGATATTCACGCAATTCATGTGGCAATTTTAACTTGTTAATAAATTCTAATGCTTCAACACCAGAAAATTCTTCTGTAAGTTTGACTTCATCATCTATTTCTAGTGTATAATTTCTTTCATCGCAAAATTTTTGTATGTAAGGAACTAGACCATGATATATGGTAAATGATCTTAAATCTGCAAGGCGAATTTTTCCATCCCACATGCGAGATTTATATGCTGGCGTGAATTGATATCCAGGAACGAAAAAAGTAAAATAGTCTGACAGTTCTTGTGCCAAACTTTTTTCACATTTAAAATTTATAAATGCTTCGTTTTTTTTATGAAGTATTAAATCACTCATCTTGCAGTTGTTATATTCCTTGAATAAATTTTTCCCAATCGATATATGACCTAATTTCCCAAGTTCGGTTATTGAGTTCTTTTAATATACTTTGACACACTTCAACAATTTCGTCATGCATTATTTTTTGTGCCTGATATCTATTGAGATCATCATCACTTTCTAGATATGTAGTGATATCAGATTTGAGAACAAATGGAAATGGTTCCCAACCATGTTTGCTAAGTTCATCATTATCTAATTTGCCTGTGTAGTATTCCCATTTCAACTTTTTCATTTTGTTGAATTTGAATTCAGACTCTTTAGATAATAGGCGATGTTTGGATAAGATATCCAAATATTTGCTATGAAGTTTAGGTATTTTTAGAAGTTCTTTGCCAGGTTCAGTTCTGTCGATATCTGAATCTTTGCGCCATTCTTCTAATAGATCATCAAGTTTGCTCATAAAATAAAAACCTCCTATGCAGAAGGTTACACTATTTGAAACTAATTGTCAAGCCCTTTAAAATACTTTTTCTATATCGTAATACTCATACCGAAATGTTGCATCGGCAGTAATGATAGTATCTGGACCATCTTGACTATTCATAATGAATGTAGATAGTGAGGTAGGGAATGTATTGTGAAATTTAAACCGAAAATATTCTTTATTGGAAGATGAATATACCGATATCGATGCATCAGAGAATTGTGGAAACTTGCTATTAATATCTGCCGCTACAGATGCCGCTTTGTTTAATCTTGGTAAACTTCTATATTCAGCAAATTCTTTTGGAAATGTCATGGCACGAATCCAATCGTGAATCTCAATCCATGATTTTAATTCTTCATCAACAATAAAAGTTACATTCAGTAAATCATATATTGGTTTTTCACCAGGCGAATAAATGTCAACAAACGGGTTAGTAATAATTGCCTCTGATAAAGAAATACCAGGTATTGTTACTGATTGACAAAAGTAACGAACATTTGGTGCCCGAGAAAAGTTTAATAAAAACTTATTTGGTTGTAATGGATTCGGGTTAGTTGGATTTCTTGTAAGTGCAGTCATATACTTTTCTTAGTATGTAAACCTATATCAATGATTGTTTCTTTTTCAATCATATTAATAATACGATTTGTTAATTGTATTTCTTGTTTAATAAAAACCATTTTTAATTGAAGTTCTTTAAGTTGTTGATTATAGAACTCCAACTCTTTTAATTTTCTGGCACGAATGTCCAGTAAATCAGTCATTAGAAGAATTTCACCCATACACTTATTTATGATGAAAAAAAGACCCACTTTTTAGGGTGGGTCTTTTAAACTAGTCTCTTGTTATTTTTATTATTATGAGACTTTACTAAAATTACATCAAGTTAGCAATCTTGAAGGAACGATAGTAGTTATTAGTTTGAGCAACGATACGGCCCAGGCCAAGAGTTGTGCCCTCAGCGAATGGGTTAGCAACGAGACCGTAACGAGTTTTGAAACCAATCTTCGGTTGGAAGTTGCCAGTATCAACTGCACGAACCATTTGCAGCGGAACATATGGGCAGTAGAAAATACCTGCGTCATAAGCGTTAGAACCTTTGTAACCAACGACTGCAAACTCAGCGGTAGAAGAAGCCGGGAAATACGGATCAATGTAAACCTTGATACGACCAAAGATTGTACCAGCAAAAGTGTTGCCAGTGTCATCAACAGTCAGATTAACATTCGAACCAAGTGCCGAATTGTAGTCAAGAATGCCAGCCATTGCAAGAGCAGAGGCAACATCAGACGAACAAATCAGAACATTACCTTTGCCTCTACGAGTAGTTTTGGCAATGGTGTTAGCTTCACGCTCGATC